TGCTCCCCGCCGCCCGCCCACAACAAGCGAAGTCCAAAACGCAAGCCTTGCTGACCAAAGCCCGAGTGGCCGATGAGGTCGCGCTGGTGGGCATTCGAGGCTACTACCGCGACTCGATGGGCGAGGTAGGCAAGAACGACCGGGGCATTTACGACGACGCCATTTTCCTCATTAGCCCAAACGCCTACGCCACATTCAACGCCAACACCGATCCGAGCGTGAAGCGCCAAGGCATCGCCGTCCTCAAGCCCGGCGTGCATCGCTACCGCAAAGGCAAACACGGCCTCAGCAAGCCCGGCGGCGGCTACCCCGCCCTCCGCCCCGCCAACCCCGCCGAAAGCCTCCCTGTGACCCGCGACGGCCAAGGCGACTCGATGGGCATCGCCATCAATATCCACAAGGGCGGCTACCGCACCACCAGCAGCGAAGGCTGCCAGACGATCTACCCTGCGCAGTGGGAGGCTTTCGTTTCCCTGGTCTATTCCGAAATGGACCGCGCCGGTCAGAAGACCATTCCCTATCTACTCACGGAGGAATTGGCATGAGCCGCAAAACCAAAACCTCCCCACCCAAAGCCCGCGAAGCCGTGTTGCTCCAAGTCCGCCAGCTCCTCGCCGAGCATTTCGACTGCGGCATCTGCGTGGTGAGTTGGGAAGACGAAGGCACCACCTACGACATGGATTTCAAATTCGGCAATTCCTACGCCGCAAAATCTCTCGCCCGCGACGCTGAGGAAATTCTGTGGCCTATCGAAGAAGAAGAAACCGAAGACGAAGAGGAGGAAGAAGCATGAGCAAAACATCCTGGTCATCCATCGCCCGCGAGCAAGCCGACAAATCCCACAAAGCCGAAGTCGATGCCCTCAAAGCCAAGCTCGCCCAATACGCCGCCAGCGTCGAGTCGCTCGAAAAGCAACTCGGCATCGCCCTCAGCCTCGGCAAAACCCGCATCCGCCCTCATCCGCTCTCCGTCTCGATGAACGACAAAGCCGAAGCCGTCGCCATCGCTATGGCCTCCGACTGGCATGTCGAAGAAACGGTCGAAGCCACCAGCGTCAACGGCCTCAACGAATACCGGCTGCCCATCGCCAAGACCCGCATCGAGAAATTTTTCTCCACCATCGCCCGCCTCACCGAGATCGAGCGCCACGGAGCCAAGATCGACGACCTGGTTTTGTGGTTGGGAGGCGACTTGATGACGGGGATGATCCACGAGGAACTCGCCGAATCGAACAGCAAGACCCCCACGCAAGTCATCCTGTGGCTCCAAGACCGCATCGCGGACGGTCTCGCCACGCTCAAGCCCCACTTCAAGCGAATCCTCATCCCCACCAGCTACGGCAACCACGGCAGAACCACCGTGAAACCCCGCCACGCCACCGGAGCCGCGCACAGCTACGAGTGGCTTCTCTACCGGATCCTCGAAGGTCGATTCCACGACGACCAGCAAATCGAATGGCAGATCGCCGACAGCTATTTCAATTTCATGACGGTCTATGACCGCCGCCTCCGCTTCCACCACGGCGACGGGCTCAAATTTCAAGGCGGCATCGGGGGCCTTACCATCCCAACCGAAAAGGCAATTGCTAGCTGGAATAAGAGCCCGAACCGAGCTGACCTTGATCTCTTTGGCCACTGGCACCAATACCAGCAATCCCGCCACTGGCTCTGCAACGGCAGCCTCATCGGCTACAACGCCTACGCGCTATCCATCAAAGCCTCCTTCGAGCCCCCCACGCAGACCTACTTCCTCCTCGACAAGAAACGCGGACGCACCATGACCGCCCCTATTTACCTATGAGCAACTGGAAATCCCTCGCCCGCAAAACCAACTCGCTCCCGCCCGGCTGGAGCACCGCCGAAGACATCAGCGCCGACCTCGATTGCGAGCCCAACGAAGTCCCCAAAATCCTCGCCAGCGCCATCCGCGACGGCCTCGTCGAAAAGCAAACCTTCCCCCACTGGCAACCCGGCAGCCGCCAACTCCTCTACCAAACCGGCTACCGCCAACTCACCGGCAAGCCCCAAGCCAAAACCAAAGAGCCAACCGCCCGCGCCATCCCCGGCATCCCCGCACACCTCCTCGACCGTGTGACGCAAACCTGCCTCCGATACCGCGACCGCCGACCCAGCCAAATCGCCGACCTGTGCCGCTGGAGCGGCGAGCCCCGCCTCAAAGCCCCCGCCATCCGCGCCCTACTTGACACGCTCACCCCATAATTAACCTACATGCCCGACGACGCCACAATCACCGAAGGAGATGCCGGATTTCTCGGCATGGCGTCGCGTCTCAACCCCCTCCAGCTCCAGCCTGGCATGTGCCAACTCGTCGAAAACATGCGTTTGGATCGAGGCGTGGCGCAAACCCGCAAGGGCGCGAAGCGCTTGGCGGAATCCATCGGCAACATCGGTGAGGCGCTCACGCTCCCGTTCCAACTCGCGCCGGATAAATCCATTTCCTCTATAACTCGCGGCGGCGTGGGCAACCTCACGGCCACAGTCACTCTTACCGCGCACGGGTATGCAACCGGCGACTTTGTGAACATTCGCGGAGCCGACCAATCGCAATACAACGGGAACTTCTACATCACCGTCACCGGCGCAAATACCTTCACCTACACGCTGCCAGCCGACCCCGGCATCTCGGCCGGATCAGTCGGGTTGGTCGTTGGAAATGTGGTGACTTTTTCCGATTTGCCAACCCCGTCGAACTTGTCTGCAAGCACCAGTTATTTAATTTCCTCCACCCCTTCCTCGACGACTTTTTATATTTCCGATATAAACGGAAATAGCATTAGCGTTGACAACTCATCAATCACGCCAGGAGTGACCAAGGTTAATTTTTCCACCGGGTTTTCCTACACACTGGCTTCGTTGGTTTCCGGCTTGATGACAATTTCGGGAACATCGCTCATAGCCAATCGCGGCCCTGTCATTCAAAACACCTACATCGGCGGCATCATCGGCGCTGGCATTTACAGCTCCCCGCGCCTGGACAATAGCAACGAATACATCGTCCTTGCCGGTCCCAACGCCTGCTACCTGTGGCGAAACGGAGCAGCGCTGCAAACCATTTCCTACCCCACCACCGACACCATTGTGGCAGGTGACGACATCGAGATCATCCAAGCCTTCGACAAACTATACCTCCTGCGCACTCGGGAGGAGTCGCTCATCCGCTTGCAAACGCTCACGCAGACGAGCGGCACGGCCACGGCCACCACGCTGGGAGCGCATCCCTACCAGACCGGCGAGGTGGTGCGTATCGGCGGGGCAGGGGAGGCAGGCTACTTGGCGGATTTCCAAGTGACCCGCATCAGCTCGACGCAATTTTCCTTCACCGTTCCCTCAGCGACCGCCGCATCGGCCAGCGGTCAAATCATCGCCCAACGCGTGCAGCCTGCCCTGGTATGGGATGGAGTGCTGGCCAATGGATTCGCCCGAGTGGCGCAGGGCTCGCATCCGCTCGGCGTCACCTACTCACGCCTACCATCCACCAGCACAGCGACCTTCCTCAATAACCAACTCGTCATCGCCCGCAACCGCGACGAGGTGCTCATCAGCGATGTCTTCGACGCTGAGACCTACGATCCTGTCTCGAAATCCTTCCGCGCAAATGCCGGGTCGAACGACTACATAGTGGCCTTGCACCCCTACGCCGAGGGCCAAGTGCTCGTTTTCTGCCGCAAATCCATCTGGCTGGCCACCGCCGCCATAGGAGCGGATGGCGTTTCCATCGATCCGGCTAATAGTAGCCTCCAACTTCTCACCAACGAGGTGGGCTGCTCCGCCCGCCGCAGCATCGCCACCGCAGGCGTGTTTGTGTTTTTTCTCTCGGACAACGGCGTTTACCGGCTGGACAACCAATTCGACCTCAAGCTGCGCGGATCCACTCAGACTCTCTCAGACCCCATCGCCGACCTCATCGGCGGCATCAATGCCCCGGCAGCGCACTTGAGCAACGGCATTTACTTTGCGAACCGCTACTACCTCGCCCTCCCGCTCGGCACCAGCACGCAGCCGAACAGCCTTTTCGCCTACAACATGCTCAACCAGCAATGGGAGACCCGCGACACCTACGGCTTCCCTATCGACCGTCTCCTGGTGAGCGACTACGGCACCCAGCGCCGCCTCTTTGCCGCCACGGCTACCGGCAAGCTCTTCCTCCTCGATGAGCTGGAAAGTGGAACGGATGACACGGCCAGCGGCCTCGGCTCCACCGATGTGCCAGGACTGCTCCTCTCGCGCCGCTACGGCTGGGGCTCAATGAATGCCAAGCGCCTGCTGCGCGCCA